ACATATGTGAAGAATTATTTCGCAAGTGCCATAACTGGTTTTTTACCTGTAAATAATCCAAATTTTACTGGTTCTTTAACATCTTCAAGTGGTGGAAATATTACATTAAGTAATCCTTTTAGTTCTATTTCTGTACCTTCTATAACAGTACCTACAATAAATGGAGTTTCAACTTTTTTCTCACAACCTAGAATATCATATAGTGGTCAAGGAGTTTTTCCAATTGAAGTACGACAAGTAGGAGAAATAAAAATATCAGTTTCATCAGTAGCACCAGTTAATTATTTAATTTGTCATGGTCAAGCAATAAGTACAACAACGTATTCCGCTTTATTTTCTGTTATTGGATATTATTATGGTGGTAGTGGTACTCTTTTTAATTTACCTAATTTTCAAAATGCTTTTCCACTTGGTGGTAATGGTTCAGGTGTTCCATCAAATTTAGCACAAAGTAATTTTCAATCAGGTGGGGGACAATCAGGAGCAACTAATAATTATGTTTATCAAAGTAAATGGGGCGGTGGTGGTACTGAATTAACATCTTCTATGATTCTTGAATATGTACCGCCTCACAGTCATGCTGTGATAGACGGGGGTCATTCTCACACTATTACAATGAATATATCAGCAGATTCAACAATTACGCCCGTTGGTGTTCAACAATATTTATATTCTGATGAAGGGTCATTATATTATACTAATTCAGCATATACAAATATTGGGATAAATTCCTATGGTGATAATATTCAAACAATAGACCCAATAAGTAATTTAAGTGGTGTTAATATTACACCACCATTTGTAGCAGTTAATTATTTTATATGCTATCAATAAAATAAATTTAAAATTATATAAAAAAATTAATATAAATAATATTTTAAAAAAAATATTATATATATATTATATATATAATGTCTGACAAAACTATTTTCAATCAAGATTTAACTTTAAACAGTTTAACTTTAAATAATTCTATAGACTCTCACGCATCTGGATATGTCGCATCATCAACAACTATTAATAGTAATGTTGTATCAACTTCACAAGTCGTCACGTCTCAAATAACTTTATATAATAATACAGGGACTTCTCCAACTCCTCCAAGTATTATAACTAGTAGTAATAATGTTCAAATTCTAACCGCTCCTGCTGGTGGTTTAACATTATCAAATACTGCTGGACAATCAACATTATTATCTACTGGTTCATCTGGTTTAACTATTAATGATGTTGTTTTAGTTCCTTCTTTAACTGTTGGAACAGATAATAATGTTTGTAGTGTTCAATCTCCTGCCTTTAATACTTTAGGTATTGGTGGTGCTAACACTGGTATTTTAGATTGTGGAAGTGTTAATGCTTCTACATCTGTGAATTCTTTAGCAGTTTCTGTAGGAAGTGGAAATAATATTTGTAGTATTCAATCTCCTGCCTTTAATACTTTAGGTATTGGTGGTGCTAACACTGGTATTTTAGATTGTGGTACTGTTAATGCGTCATCTGCTGTTTCTGCTCCTACAGTAAATGCCAATTTATTTGCTGGTGGTATTCAAGCATATGCTTCAACGATTAATGTTAATTTTATTGCTGGTGCGTCTGCTTCATATACAAAAACATTTACATTTCCTAGTTATTTAAATTCAAATACTTTTAGTTGGTTTTTTCAACCTGTATGGAATAACAATACCGATTCTGGTGTTAATTTAACATCTGCTGTTCAAAATGCTGGGGCAGGTACTATAGATATTACTTTTTCAGTAGCAAATTATAATACAAGTGCTGGTGCTAATCTTTTATATGTTAATATTTTAGGTGTTAATTTATCAACCTAATAATTATTTTAATTTAAAAAAAAGTATTTAAAAAAATATCTATATTATATTATATATAGAATGAATATTAATATTGATGAAATTCAAAAAGGATATGAAAAATACTTAAAGATTAAACAAAGAACAAATGAATGTTCTAAAAAATGGATAAAGGAACATCCAGAAAATGCTAAGAAAAATAATAAAACATATTATAACAAAATTAAAGAAGAACAACCTGAAAAATATAAAGAGATGATAAAGAGAAAGGTTGAACAAAAAAGAATTAGAGAAAATAAAAGAATTATTGTAGAACCTGTTGAAGTTTTAGAAATAAAAGAGGAAGAACTACATCCAGCATTACAGAATTTATATTTTTAAAAACATATAGAAATATTTTTATTTAAAAAATTATTATATATTATATATTATATATAATAATGGAATTAGTCAAAATAGTAGAAGTAGTTGAAATACAACGAAAAAGACTTGAACAAATGAAAACTGTTCAAGATGAAGGTTTTGAACTATTTAAAAAAAAGAATATTGATTATGGCGATGCTTTTACTCAATATGGTGTAATAGGTGTATTAATGAGAATTGAAGATAAATTAAAACGTTCAATGAGTATAACAAAAAACGGCGTAAATTTGATTAATGATGAAGGCATCAGGGATACTTTAATAGATTTACATAATTATTCAGCAATGGCAATAATGCTTTTAGATGAATAATTATATAAATAAAAAACATATAGAATATTTAAAAAACATATAGAAATTTTAATTTTTAAAAAAATATATAGAATATTTTTTTAATTAAATAAAACTATTTAAAAATAAAATCTTATTATATATTATATATAATATGGAATTTCAAATTTACAAATTAAACTGTTATTCAATTACAGACATCAAAGCAGAAGAGGCAAAAGAAACATACAAAGACATTGATGAAGTTGTAGAACTATTAAAAATAAATCAAGGATATAACGAAAGACTTTATGAAAAACAAATATACAAATTTTATTTAGATATTGAAGTTGAAGGACTAGAAATTGAAAAAATACAAGAATCATTAATAGATTATTTTACAAATAAATTAAAATTGAAATTGACAACAAAAGATATTAAATATACAACAAATGATAGAAAATTTAATAAATGCGGTTCATATCATATCACAATACCAAAATATTACAGTGAATTAGAAAACTTAAAATTAATAGCAATTGATATAAATACATTATATAATTTTGATATTGATAAATCAGTATATAGTAATAAAAGATGGTTTAGACTTCCAAATCAAAGAGGAACAATTTATAATATGAAAACCAAAATTACAACAGTAAAATTTGAACACATTATTAAAAATGGAAAAATAAAAGATTTTGTTCTTCAATATGTTGATAAAAACCATTCAACCAATTTAAAAAAATATTTTGAAAGTTATAAACCTTTAATTGAAGAAAAGAAAGAAAAAAAGAAAAAAGAACAAATAAAAAAACAAGTTGAAAAAGTTGAACAAGTTGAAGATGTAGAACAACCAGAACAAAATTTATCAGATTTAGATTTATTATTAAAAGGATTAAGTCCAAATTGGATAAGTGAAAATGAAAACTGGGTAAATTTAGGTTATTTATTATTTAGTGTTGGTTCAACAGTTGATAAATGGATTGAACAATCAAAAAGAAATATTGATAAATTTGTTGAAGGTGAATGTGAATCAAGATGGGCAAGATTCAAATTTAAAAAATTTACAATGGGAACACTTCATTATTGGGTAAAAAATACAAATAATGAATATTATTCAACTTTAAATTTTAATGTAAAACCACAAAAAGAATTAGTTGAAACAATCAAAATAAATAAACAATATTTGACTAAACAAGTTGATGACAAATTAGAAATTGATGATGATTTAGTTCAATATTTTGATGACATGTTTATCAATAAAAAATATAAATCAATAAATATTAAAAGTCCTTATGGTTCATCAAAAACACAATTAATTAAAAAAGTTATTGAAAATTACAATCCTAAAAAAATATTATGGTTATCATTTAGACAAACATTATCAGATGACATTGAAAACAATTTTAAAGAACTAAATTTTAAACATTATCAAACATCAAAATTAGATGTTGATAGATTAATTATTCAAGAAGAAAGTTTATTAAAATTACAATCATATGAAGAAATTATTGAAGGTGATGACGGAGTAATTGAAAATATTACTCATACATATGATTTGATAATGATGGATGAAGTAGAAAGTTTATTAAATCAATATCATAGTCAAGCAACTTTTGGAAGTAAAACAAAAGAAACTTTTGAATATTTAGAAGCATTATTATATAAATGTAAAAATATTATTAGTTTAGATGGCGATTTAGGAGATAGGAGCAAATGTTTTTTAATGAAATTTGATAATTATTTATTCATTGAAAACTTACATAAAAATAATAATAAAATTCTTAATATTACAGAAAGTAGAACAGATTTTGACAATGAAATGTATGAATTATTAAACCAAGGTAAAAAGATAGCAATAGCAAGTATGACAAGTAAAGATGCTACAGATTATAAAAATTTGTTTTTATCAAAATATCCAAATTTAAAAATTGGTATTTACATTTCTTCTACAGATTGTAAAAGTAAAAAAGATTTAAAAAATGTTATTGATAAATGGTCTGAATTAGATGTTGTAATTTATAGTCCAACAATTACGGCTGGTGTTTCTTTTGATGTTAAAAAATATTTTTATAAAATTTTCGGAGTTATTAGTTGTGGTTCGTGTTGTCCTCGTGATTTTTATCAAATGTTAGCAAGAATCAGATATCCAGAACTAAATGATATTACAGTATTTAATAATAATATTAAAGGAAAATCAAAAAGTTTTTTTACATTTGAAGAAGTTAAAAATGCTATGATTGAAACAAGAAAATTAAAAATAATATATAAAGATGGAAAAAGTAGACAAGATGTTGATTTTGATGTTTATACAATTAATTATATTTATAATAAAACAGAAGATTTAAATAAACTACCTTCATTATTTCTAAATTATTTATATTATATTGGAATTGAAAAAGGTTATACAATTAATTTTACAGGAAATGAAGATTCAAAACAACAAAAAATAGAAAAAGCAATGGAACTAAAAGATTTTGAAAAGAAAAATGATAAAATCATAAATGCTACACATATTAATAAAACAGAATATACTAATTTATTAAAGAAACAAAATAAACAAGAAACAACAGAAGAAGAACATTTTATTATTTCTAATAAAACATTAGAATTACAATTAGGATTAAAAATTGATAAAAATTTAGAATATGTTATTACAGCAAAAGATGAAAAAGGAAAAGAAAAAGAAAAAGTTGTAAATTTAATTGAACAATATGTTAATAATCCATCATCAATTAAAAATTTTAGTTATTTAGTTGATATTGAAAATTTAAAAGAAGTAGATGATGCTTTTACAGAAAATAAAAAGAAACAATTATTTTTAATAAATGAATTTTTTCAAAAAGTAGGTATTAATAATGTATATTCAACTCAAAAATTTAAAAATACAGAATTCAAAAATTTATTAAAAGGATTAGACATTTACAAACCAGAAAATCAAATTATTTTTAATAAAGATAGAGAAGATTTCATTACTGTTAAAGATACAAAAAGTAGAAAAACAAAAGAAATAAAAACAAAAATAATAAATGATGACCCAAAAATACAAATAGAATATATTAATTCAATATTAGAAAATTACAAATTATCTTTTAGAGTTGGATATGATGGAAAAAGAGAAGAAAAAAATAAATATTATCAATTAAAAAGATTAGATTTTATTGATGAAATAATGTATTATAAAAAAGTAAGAAAACAAATTAAAGATTCAAATAAATTAATTACAAGAAAAAATATTGAATTAAAATTTGAAAACAATTTTAAATATTATGATGAACAAAAAACAGATTTTATTAATTATTTAAAAGGTTATTTTCATAGTCGTCGTAATAGTTGGTATATTGACAATAGACAATGTGCTGAATATAAAATGTATTTAAATGATAATTTTTATATTAAACCAGAACCAGTAAAAGAAGTAGAAACAGTAGAACCAGTAAAACCAATAGAAAAAAAAACTGAATTACATAAACAATCTTTAGCATACAAAAAAAAACATTGTAAAAACTTTTTCTTTTAATTTTAAAAAAAAGTAAAATTTTCTTATTTTAATTTTATGTAAAAAATACAGTCAAACATTTCTTTTTTTATTATTTTAAAAATTACTTTTAAATTATGGGGGGATTCAGGAATTTCTATTTATTATAATATAAAAAGTTGTCCTGAATCCCCCCGTTTTTCATATTATAATAATATAGAATATTTGACTCTTATTCACTTTTTAGATTCCATATATATTTTTTTATTTATTATATTTTTTTTCATTATTATATTATAATGAAAAATAATAACGGTTTTTATATTGGTTTTTTACTTTTTGGATTACAAATTATAGGTGGTGATATATATAGACATCAAAAAAATAAACAACAAGAAAAAAGAATTAAATTACTTTTTAATAAATATAATATCTAATATAATAATATATAATATAATATTATGGTTTTTGTATATCAATTAAAATTTGTAATTGAAAAATGGTTAGAAGAAAACCCCGATAAAGTAATAAAAGGGTGGAAAAGTGCGAGTAAAGATAAATTATTAGAAATATTAAAAAATAATAAAATTAGTATGTCAAAATATAATTATCCAACTAAAAACCCATCACCAGCACCCCGAGCAGTTGGCGATGTTTTAAAAAAATATGGTAGAAAGAAAAATACACCAGAAGAACAAGAAGCAACAGAATTAAATATTTCAAGTCATAAAAACCCATTACACGCCTTACAAAAATATACTAATAAAGAAGGAAAATCAGAATATATAAATTTAGAAAAACATCAAAGAGATTTAATAAAACAATTTGTATATTCAAATTTAAGGGGATGTATTGCGTTTCATGGTGTAGGAAGTGGAAAAACATTGACGGCGGTTGTTTCATCATTTTTATATTTAAAAATGTATCCAACTCATAAAGTAATTGTTATTAGTCCTTCAGCATTATTATTTAATTTTATAAATGGTATGATTCAATACGGTTTAGATATTGGAGATAATAGATATAGTTATTATACTTATGATAAATATATTAGAAAACCACAATTAGCAAAAGATAGTTTATTAATTATTGATGAAGCACACAATTTTAGAACTGAAATTATAACACATCAAAATGAAAACGAAGAAACAGGAGAATTAGAAATTGATATAAATTCAAATAAAAGAGGTTATAAAATTATGGAATATGGAAGTAAACACGCTCATAAAGTTTTATTATTAACTGGTACAGCATTTGTAAATTCATTATATGATATTGAAAATTTATTATCAATGGTAGATAATAGACCACCTATAAAAAGAGAAGATTTTGAAAGAGTAATAACAGATGCCGATAATATACAAGATTATTTTAATTATAAAATTTCATATTATAAAACATCGCCGACATCTATATATTTTCCTACAATGAATAAAGCACATGAGCAAATAATACCAATTTACATGACAAAAGAACAAGAAGAAGAATATAATGAAATAAAACAAACAGGAAAACCAGATACAGAAAGTACAAAACCAAATAATTTTTATAATGCGGAATTGTACGCCAATAATGCGATTGATAAAGAAGATAATCCAAAGATAAAATGGGTAATTGATAAAATAAAATCTGAACCAAAACAAAAATTTATTGTTTATTCTACTTTATATGGTTCAGGAGTTAAACTAATTTTATCAAATTTAAAAAAATTAAATATTGAATATACAACTATTACAGGTAAACAATCTACATCAAGTAAAGAAGAAAATAAAAGATATTTTAATGGATATAATTTTGGAGATGATAATTTTTTTAATATTGATGATGTTGATGTAAATTTACGAAAATATATAAATGATAAATATAGAGTTTTAGTAATTACAAAAGCAGGGGCGGAAGGTGTAGACACAATAAATTGTCAAAATGTTATTTTATTAAATTCATTATGGAATGATGCGACAAGTGAGCAAATTATAGCAAGAGCAATAAGATTTAAATCACATTTTGGATTACCAGAAAAAGAAAGATATGTTAATGTATATCGTTTATTACTTGCTAAAGAATCAAATAAAGAAATTGTTGATATTTTAAAAAATCCAAATTTTAAACAATATTGTAATTTAAAAAAAGAATTGAGAGATGAAACATTAAAACAATTAAATTTATCAAAAGCAGATGAAGGAACATATAAACCAACTGTTAAAGAATTAAAAGAATTAAAAAAAGGGTCATCTAATGAACCTTTTATACCAGATGAAACAAAAGAAAAAAAGGTAAGAAGTGGATTTAATAAAAAAAGTACAATTGTACGAGATGGGGCGGAAGGTTGGGATAAATACAAAGCATTAAAAACAAATGAAGAGCGTGAAAAATGGCGTATTCGTTTATATAGTCAATGGTATGGACAATATGGAAAAGGAGAAACAGATATTAACCCTTTAAGAACGGGATTATCTAGTTGTACAGCGGATATATTAATGTATGTAATGGCAAAAGCAAAAAGTGAAAATATAGATAGTTTTTGTAGTTTATTAGGAACTGATATTTCATTATTTGAAAAATATCAAAGTACTATTTTACCGTATATAATGGAATTAGAAAAAAAGACAAAAAGAGAATTAACAGAAGAAGAACAAGCGGAAATTTACGCTAAAATATTCAGAAAAGTAGAACAAATTATTTTAGGGACTCGTTATGAACCAACACCAAGACAAGATAGAAGTAAAGAAGAAAAATTACAAGAATTTTTTACAAATGCTTTACTTGCTAAAGAAATATTAGATAAATCTTCTATAAAAAATAGAAATGATAAAATAACAATATTAGAACCAACAGCAGGAGATGGAGCATTAATTAGACCAATATTAGAATTGGGTAAAGATGCTACAATAGATATGGTTGAATTAAATAGATTAAATCGTGAAAGATTAAAAGAATTAGTAAATGGACAACCCGCTCTATTTTTAGAAAAACAACCTAATTTTTTAAAATATGAAAAATCTACAAGATATGATTATATATTTATGAATCCACCTTTTCATTTAAAAAGAACTGAAAACGCGGGATTATTAAAGGATACATGGGATTTTGATTTTGTAAAAAGGGCGTTTGCGTTTTTAAAAGTTGGCGGAGAATTAATCGCTATTACATCACAACATTATAAATCAGAAGAAAGTATGGTCAATTGGTATGAAAACAAACATAATAAAAATGTAGAAATAATAGTTAAGAAAAAAGAAAAATTTGTTTCTTCAACTGGTAAAAAAGCACAACTTGATATTTGTATAATTAAAATTACAAAAACAAAAACAAATGAAGATTCTGATATTTTAAATATAGAATTTTATAAAAAATCTAATCCAGAATTAGGACAGCAAATATTAAATAATGAAGAACCAATTGTAAATGTTATAAAAGAACAAGAACCAAAACAAAAACCAAAAGAAGAACCAATAAAAAATATTATTGTAAAAAAAGAAATACCTAAAAAGAAAAATTATTTAATTGTAGAAGATGAACCAAAAATAGAAATACCAAAACCAGAACCACAACCCGCAAATATTGAACCAGTTGTTAATAAATTAGAAGATAAAATAAAAGAATTTGAACAACTCGGGGCAAAATTTGGAGCAAGAGATTATGATTCATCTTCATTTATTCAGGTTGTAGCATATATAGCACTATTACTAGAATATGAAAGAAAATGTGCTATTCTTACTGAAGATTTACAAAAAATAAAAATAAATAGTAAACCTAAAAATATAACAAATACTATATTTTTTAATAATGCTAAAAATTTATCAAATGATTTATTAGATTGTATAAAACGAGGTGATAAAATAATAGGTATTCCTTTATCATTAAATTTTGGTACAACAAAAACTGGACATGCTAATATGTTAATTTATAGACCCGATGATAAAACAATAGAAAGATACGAACCCCACGGTTCTGGTTTTTTATCTGGAGGAAAAGACGATGATACATTTAATAAAATTTTAAAAGAAATGTTTGAAGTAAAAATGAAACCATATTTAAAAGAATATACGCCAAAATTTTATACACCTGCTGAAATATGTCCAAATATGAAAGGATTCCAAACTTTAGAAAATCAAATAAAAGGAATAAAAAAAGAGGGGGGCGGATTTTGTGGTTTATGGGCGTTATTTGCTTTAGAATTAATGTTTTTGAATCCTACAATGAAAACAACTGAAATATTAAATTTAGCACTTAATATAACTAATAAAGACCCACAATATATAAAAAATATAATTCGTGGTTATGTTGTAAAAACTGAAAAATTATTAGATAATTATATTAAAAAAATAGATAAAGCAAATAGTTTTAATTATGCTAAGGGGTCTAAATTAATTTCATCACAAGATAAATTACAAAATAATTTATTACATTTATTAGTAAGTTGGGGTAGTACAAGTTCTAATATTGAGAAAATAAATAAAATAAATTCATTTAGAGATGAATTGAAAAAACATTCTGCTTCAAGTCTTAATAAAATGGCTATGTCTTTATTAAATCAAAAATTCACCGATAAATTTTCACATGATGACATGATACGAATAATATTACATATGGTAAAGAGTGGAAAGCCACCAACATTTACAGAAGAAGCAATATTAAAATATTTTGATAATAATAAAGGTTCGGGCATATGTCCTAAAATTGGTAAATGTAAAAAAATAACAAAATGCGGGAGAGTTAGAATATAAGACACTCAAACATTATTTTAATTTTGTTTTTAAATTTTTGGTGGGATTCAGGAATTTCTTTTTATTATAATAAATAAAAGTTTTTCTGAATCCCCCAATTTTTTATTTATATAAAATAATATATTATACTATTTTATATGAGTGATTGGATTCAAACATACGATGCGGTATTTTTCGTCACCATCTCTACATTAATATGTGGGTCTTTTGGTTTGGTTGTTCGTTATTGTTTAAAAAGTAAATGTGATGAAGTAAATTTATGTTATGGATTAATAAAGGTACATCGTGATATAAAATCAGAAATAGAATTAGAAGAAAAAGAAATTGAAGCGGGTTTAGATGATGACTCTGATAAGACTAAAAACTAATACAATACAACAATTTAATAAAACTACTTTATTAAATTTCTTTTCTTGTTCATCAATAATATGTTTGAATTCATAATATTGATAAACACAACATTGATTACATGGAAAGTTTAACATTATATATATTATATTGATAAAATATTTTCAGAATCCCCCCATTTCCATATTATATATGTATATAAATAAAAAAAGAACATATGATTATAATATTTTAGACATATTAACTTAAAATAAGGGGGCGAATATATCTAAATAGATATTTCATTAGATATTTACATGAATATATCTAATAAATATCTAATTTTATATATGTATTTGATATTAAACAGTAAATATTTATAAATATTTACATATACATATCTATTATATATCTATTTTATATCTAATATTAGATATTTAACCCCCTAATATCTAATAAATATATAAATTATATCTAATATTAGATATTTAAACCCCCTATTTTAAATATATAATAATAAAAATAAAAATATAATATATAATTATATATATATAATGTTAGAAGATTTACCAGATGTTTTTTATGTAGATGTTTTAGTTAATAATATCAATTCAAATTATAATATAACTACAACCCCTGCTGAATATAATGAAACTCGTACAATCCCATGGTTATACAATCCTGATAAGTATTACGGTGCTATAGTTCAATTCAATATTCAAAATACAAATACACCAGTTATTGAAGTTCCTATAGTTCCAAGTCAAGGAAATATAAATTTAACAATATACAATTTAGTTTTAGAATATAACGGAACTGAAATATATCAATCCGTTATTTATAGTCCTCAAAATAAAACCGCAACCCCGCCATTAGCACCCAATCAATACCCTAATGGATATCAAGAAAATGATTCAAATTATTATTCTGTATATTCATATAATTATTTTTGTAGTCTTGTTAATAATGCTTTTGAATCTGCTTATAATCAATTACAAATAGCATTTCCAACATTACCAAATAATCAACAACCAATTATAAAATATAATCCAGAAACACAATTATTTTCTATTACATGTGATAATACTTTATATAATCAAGATGTAGCAATAACACCAATAAATATATATTTCAATGGTGCTTTATTACATTTATATTCTTTTTTACCATCATCAACTGTAGAATTAAATAATCAAGCATATGAACAATTATTAATAAATAATACTACATCAATAATTAATAATAATGTTTTAATATTTACTCAAGAATTACAAAGTATAAATTTATGGTCTCAAATTACTTCTTTAGTAATTACAACACAAACAATACCAATAATGAGAAGTCAAACTTTCTCTCCAGCGTTATATTATAGTGGTATTCTTGAACCATCAAATTATAATAGTCAAACACAATCTATATTATTAGAATATTCTGTTAATGATTCAATATATACAAGAAATATTGTATATAATCCAACAGCACAATATAAAATTTTTGAATTAGACGGACACAACCCACTTTATAATTTAGATTTAAAATTTTATTATAGAAGTACATACGGTTATATGAGCCCCATATATTTAAATAGTGGTTCTGCCCTTTCTGTTAAATTAGGATTTTTTAAAAAGTCTAAATTTTCTAATCTAAAGAATATAAATTAAATATATAAATTAAATATTTTTCAAAAAAAAAAATATATATATTAATTATATATAACATGTCTCACGAAATTAAAGCAATTAATATTGTTGATTCCCGTATAAACGATTTAACCAATGATATGACATTTGGTGTATTTGACTCAGCATCTCAGAGTACCTATCAGCAGTTCCCTTTTAATTCTGCTTCAAATTCCAATCTAACAGCGAATATACAAATTCCATCGGAGGCGATTGTTTCAGATGCTAGAGTTTTATTAAAATCAGATTTAAATTTAACTATTACTTGTGGTAATGTTCCAGCAACTAAACAAGCATTTCAATATGGATTAACTGATAGTTTAAATAGTTATCCGCTTCAATCACTTTTTACTACAACTCAACTCACGATAAATAACGCTACAAGTTCAACGAACACGATTGATGTCCTAGCATTTATTAAATTACTAGAAGATAGTAAAAATTCCGATAAAATAAATTCTACTTCTCCTGATTATGTAAATGAATTCTGGGGTTTATATTCTGATGCTGTATTAACTAATTCCAATCCTATGGCATCTTATAATGAAGCATCTTATGATAATTCTAGAATACCAAATGGGGCTTACCCTGCTACTATTACAGTAAATCATTATATTAATGGTGTTTATACTGATTCAAGTCTTATTTCAACTGGTGCTACTACTGATACATGGGTCATTTATTTAACTTTTAAGGGCTTAACTGAACCATTTTTATGTTTAAGTCCGTTTGCGAACAAAGACTTCAATAAAGCTGGTCTATTAGGAACGAACAATATCGCAATGACACTGAACGTAGACTCTGCTTGTAAAAAAGTGTGGGCATCTGGCAATTCTTATGTAAATAATGCTGGAACTGGTTTATCATCTTATATTACTAATATTAGTTTAGGTAATCCATCTTCTAATGGTTTAGGTTTCACCAATTCCAAACTAATGTTTAATTTTTTAACTCTTTCAGATTTACAATATTCAAAAGTATCAACACGTTCAGTTACTGGTTTTTCAGATTATAGTAGATATATCAGCCCTGCGTCATCTTCTCCCGTTGTTCCTGCTGGTGGTTCGGGAAGCGTAACCTTCCAAAACATACAACTCAACCAAATTCCGAATCTATTAGTTTTTGCTCTACGTGTTCCAATTTCTCAGCAAAATTGGGCATATACTGACTCATTCCTTAAATTAAATAGTGTTAGTATAACTCTAAACAATCAAAGTGGGTTAATCGCGTCAGCTTTAATAGAAAATCTGTACAATATGAGTGTTGATTCTGGAAGTCATCAATCATTCTATTCTTTTGGAGGAAGAGCAAATGCTATTCAAAATGGTGTCGCCGTAACTGTTCCTACAATTGGTTCAATGATTTGTATCAACCCTGCTAAATACCTAAGTTTAAATCAATTATTAAGTAATAGCTCAATTGGTCAATTCAATTTGCAGGTTACAATAACATCATTTGAAAATCAATTTCCATTTTCAATTCAACCAGAAGGTATTATTATGTGTCTAAATTCTGGTTATTTCGTAAGTGAAACAGGTTCATCATCTATATTCACTGCTGTACTTGATAGACAAATGGTTCTTGATGCTAAACAACAAGAACATCATTCTGTTATTGATGAAGAATTATATAAACGAACAGTTGGAGGAAAATTACATCATGGATTCGCTGGAATTTCTAAATTTTTTAAAAATATGAAACCTCATCATATGATTCATAAAGCATTAGGAATGGGCGGAGAAGATGAAGAAGGAGGAAAACACCATAAAAAACACCATATGTCTAAATCAAGATTAAGTAAATTGTTAAGATAAAAATATATAAAATTATTATTTAATTATTTTTTTAATTATTTTTTATATGTATAATATATATATATAAAAATGTCAATGTTGTCAAATCAAAAAATTATTAATGAACTAAAAGCTATTACTGATAGTTTCATTAAAACACGACCTGAAATGGAGATGAATGCTTTTGTATCATCACAAAAAGAACCGTATAATTTAGGAGATAGAAGAGGTAATCATCCTGTTAATTTCTTAAAAGGTGGAGGAAGTCCATCATTTCAAAAACATCCATTAGCATATGGTAGTATTAATGGTAATACTTTACACCCTGACCCGTTATATAGTGGTATTGTTTATGAACCAATTTTAAATAGAGGAGGTGCTATGTTAGGTGAAAATATGCCATTAGAAGGCGGAGAATATAGTTCAAGTGAATATTCTGAAAGTGATTCAGAATGTGAAGGTGGCGATTTAATGAGTGAAAGTTCTGAAGGTGAATATTCAAGTGATGATGAAGGAGAATTAGGGGCGGGAGTTTATAGTGATTATATCAAACCAGCGGGGAAAGCATTATCTAAAGGATTATATAATGTTGGTAAATTTGCTTTAAATGATGTAATATTACCAGTTGGAAAAGAAGTGGGAAAAGAAGTTATTAAAAAAGCAATCATGGGTGCTTTAATGGGTGCGGGAATGAAAGGGGGATTAAGTGGAAATAAAACAGAATTAAAACATATATTAAAAAAGATGTATCCACATTTAAATTTAGATAAAATGTCAAAAGAAGAAATTATTAAAAAAATAAAAGCAGATGATGAATTTGATGAAGAAGTTGAATTTGAACACCCTAAAGAACCGAAAAATTGGTTAACTCAATATTGGGATGATGAACCAAAACCAGAAGAACATAAAAAGAAAAAAGGTAGACCAAAAGTTGAAAAACCTGTAAAAGAGAAAAAACCAAGAGGTAGACCAAAAGTTGAAAAACCAGTAAAAGAGAAAAAACCAAGAGGTAGACCAAAAGTTGAAAAACCAGTAAAAGAACCTAAAAAAAAAGGTAGACCATCTAAAGTAGTAGTTCCAACACCAACCCCTAAAAATGAACCTGACCATTTGAAAGATTTAGATGATATATTTAATGAACATCTAAATAAACCAGAAACACCAAATATTAATGTAATAGAAGATAAACCAATAAAGAAAAAAGGTAGAAAACCAAAAGTAGAAGGCGGAAAGATTAAAAAATTAGTAGGTAATAAAAAAGGTAATAGAGCAAGAGGTGATATAGTCGCTGAAGTAATGAAAAAACAAGGTTTAAATTTAGCACAAGCAAGTAAATATGTATCACAACATAATTTATATTAATTTATGATTTAACCATTCTACATTTTTTTGTATTGATGGATAAGCACCCCATAAAATAAAAGCACTTAGTAAGGATGGACTCATAATCATATTTTTTATTAAATGTCTTTCAGTTTTATTTTCATAATGTCTCATCCAATAATTAAGACGCTTCTTAATGTCTTTATGGTCAATATAAGTTGAACCGTATGAACCATCGTCATTTTTTAATCCAAAATCTACAAATGAACCATCTTCTAAATATGCTCTTAATCGTTTATGTTTAATAGGTGATTGTTCTATTCTTATTATTTTCATATTATAATAAGAATATATTTTTTTTTTAAAATTATTGTTTATATAAATATTGTTGTAAATCATTTAATGATATTAAATACATTTTACTTTTCCATCCATCCCCGCCATTCACTTGTCTATTATATTTTTTATTATTTATCATTTGTCTTAAATCTTTAGTTGGTATTAAATATAAATCAAATAATTCTGATGATTTTATTATAAAATATGCGTAAATTTCTGCTTCTGTTGTTGTAATTCCTGATGGTTTATCATTACACATATATTCAATAGCAATATTATTTGTATTTATCGCTCTTCTATCTGATTTTACTTCATATTTAGTTGTAATACCATCTTTAGTAATTGTAAAATCATATTCTTTACAATATCCACATTGATGATTAAAAGAATCATAACTTAACATTTCTAAAAGTTTTTTTTCATATTTTTGACCAAGTTTCAAATCGTTAATAAACATTTATATATATAATATAACTTAGATAATATTTTTTCTTATTAAACTTAATATAGAATTTAAATAAACTATATGTTTTTTTTCTATATTATATTTATATAGAATTGAATATATATGGAATTCAAAAAATGAATATGGGTCAAACATTCTATATTATTATAATATGTTTTTTGGGGGGATTCAGGACAACTTTTATTATTATATAAAATGAGAATTCCTGAATCCCCCAATAAAACTAAACTAAAAAATAAAAATAATGTTTGACTGTTTTATTGAATATTTTTAATTTAATTTATATACTAATAATATATATAAAATGGATTACATGGTTTCATCAGAAGATTTAAAAAATGTATTAGGGCAAGATTTACGAATAATAAAATTTCAAGATTTACAACAATATAATGATATATACCAATTATTACCAAAACAAAAAGATTATATTGTTGTATTTTTTACTGATGATATTAAAAATGGGGTTAATGTTGGACATTGGACTTGTTTAACACGATATAAAAATGATTTTGAATTTTTTGATAGTTATGGATTAAAAGAAGAAGATGAATTAAAATTTATTTCAAAAGAGAAAAGACAAAGATTTAATGAAAGTATTGATTATTTACATAATTTATTAGAACCTGTTAAACATTCAAATAATAAATATGATTATCAAAAATGGGATGATAAGATAAATACTTGTGGACGTTGGGTGATTTTAAAATTATTTTTATTTAAAAATGGATGTCATACAAATAAAGAATTTCATAATATAATAATGAGAAAATATTTAAAAATGAAATTCAAAAATTTAGATTTATTAAGTGTTTATTATACATAATAAAAAATATATAAATTATATATTTTTATATAAAAATAATATCTAAATATATTATATATAGATATTATAATGAGTAAAAGAGAAATTTCAGAGACTTCTAAAAATATTTATTCAAAAAATATTTCAAGATTGAATGATGGAAATGAAATAAAAAATTACAACTTTTTAAAGAAAACAGAAACAATTTTAAATAAAATAAATCATTTAAAACCAAATTCACAAAGAACATATTTAATAAGTATTGTATCAACTATTAAAGGTTTAAAAGGTTTTGATAAAGAATTTAAAATTTATTATGAAAAGATGATGGAATTAAATAAAGATTTAAAAGTAAATAATACAAAATCGGATGTTCAAACTGAAAATTGGATTAGTCAAGATAAAGTAAAAGAAATATTTGATGAATATTCTGTTAAGGTTCTACCATTATTAAAATTAAAAAAAGTAAATGAGAAAGAATGGGATGACATATTAGATTATATTGTTTTATCATTATATGTTTTGAATGAACCAAGACGTAATAAAGATTATCAATTAATGAGAGTTATAAAATCATCAAAAGATTTAACTGAAGATTACAAAAATTATAATTATTATTTACCTGTAAATTGTAAATTTTTATTTTATAATTATAAAACTAAAGGAACATATCAATTACAAGAAATTAATGTAAATGATTTATTACAAAATATTTTAATTCAATATTTAAAATTACATCCTTTAAAAAAAGAAAAGAATTTTTATTTACTTGTAGATTATGACGGTGAAGAATTAAAACAAGTTAATAGTATTACAAGAATTTTAAATAGAATATTTGATAAAAAGATAGGTGTTAGTATGTTGAGAAACATATATTTAACTGATAAATTTCAAAAACCATTAGAAATTTTAAAAGATACTGCTCATAATATGGGAACTTCCAGTTCAACAATACAAAATAATTATATTAAAATGGATGAAAAATAAAATATATACTTATATATTATATAAATATGAATAAATTATCCAAAAAAGAATTGTTAGAATTAATATTATACAATTTTGATAAACCACAAAAAAGAAAATATAATAAGAAAGTAAAAGAAGAAAAAAAGAAAATTGATAAATTTATTGAACCAAATTATAATAAAAAATACGAACCAAATGATAATAATTTAGATGATTTTACATTAAATTTTGGATTAAATTATTTAGAACCAAAAAAAAGATTAGAACCGAAAAAACCAGAACCAAATGAAGAAGAAAATAATGATTGGTTTGATATTGGTTCAGGACATTCAAAAGTTCAATCTGTTTTAATACCTAAAAATAAATTTACAAAAAGTCAAGCAATTAATTATATTAAAGAACATTTTAAATATAAAAAAATAGATGAAACAAAAAATTATTATAGATTTAGACAATTTAAACCAAAAAAAAATTCTCATTATATTTCTAAAAAAATTAGTAATGGTGTTATATTGGTTATTGAATATGACGGTGAAATGGGCGGTTCTTTACCAGTTAGTATAATTTATAATTCTATAAATAATGGTTATAAAAAAACAGAAGGAGAAGAAATACACAATATAGGTGATGATTATATTTTAAATACTAATTTATCATCTCATGAAATACAAGTATATGTAAATGAAAATGAAAAAAGAATTATTATTAATTTTGTAGGAACTTACAAGGCTTTAGATTGGTTAAATAATTATCAATATGTAATGGGTAATTATAGACAAACTAGACGTTTTAGACATGCTAAAGAAACAGTTAAAAAAGTAATTAATGAATATCCATCTTATCAAATTTCTTTAATTGGACATTCTCAAAGTGCTGTTATAACTCGTGAAATGGGTAAAGATTACGGTAATAAAATTTTTGAAATAATAAATTTGAATGGAGCAAATTTAAGAGAAAAAGCATTACCAAATGAATATAATATTAGAAGTAGTATTGATGTAGTTTCATTATTAACAAGAAATAATGATAGAGTGATAACAATACCGAGAGAAGGGGTTAATTTATTAAAAGAACATTCACCCTCTATATTAAATAGATTGAATCCCTCACATTTAATAGGAGTTTAATATTTTTATTTTATTTTATTTTATATATATTTATATTATATATAAAATGAGTTTTTCTACTGGATGTTCTCAGCGAGTTTTAAATAATACATTTTCTAATAATACCACGGTAGAAGTAGATATAAATGTTTTAAATAGTTTATCATCTATTAATTATGTAAATTCACAAACAACAACAATAAATAATGAAATATCAACAATAAATAATGAAATATCTACAATTAATTCAACATTAACAACTTTACAAAATGAAATAAATAATTTACAAACTGAAATAAATACATTAACAAATTCTATTGTAAGAATAACAGGAAGTTTCATAATGTCTTTAAGTTCAACACCACCTAATAATTCATTATATTGTGATGGTTCATCTTATTTAGTTTCATCTTATCAAAATTTATTTAATGTTATTGGATACGCATATGGAGGAAGTGGAACAAATTTTAATGTACCAGATTTAAGAAGTAAATTTGTATTAGGTGCGAATGGTTCATTAAATAATGTTCCAGCATCAAATTTAATATCAGGTAATGGAACAGTTGGAGCATTAAATAATTATTATATTAGTGGTAATAGTTGGACTTATTCAGGTTCAGTTCTTCCTAATTTTTGTATTCAACAATATGTACCACAGCATTATCATAATATTATAGATAATGGACATTCTCACAGTATTGGCGATATTGCTTATGGTGGTTATGCCCCTTCTACTACTACATTTATCAATGACCAATTTACAGCAGGTCAAACAACAAATTCAGGTTCAGCAGATGCCAATGTTTCTATTAATAATGTAGGAACAAATATTCAACAAATTGACCCAATTTCAGGTATTTCAGGTGTTAATTACACACCCCCATTTTTTAGTACATACTTTTATATTAATACATAAATTTTTTATAATATAATATTATATATGTCATATAAAACTGGTATTCATCAAAACATTTTAAGTAATATTTTATATAGTAATAGTAATGTAGAAGGGAATTTATCAGGTGATAATATTTCTAGTATTGAATATGTTGATACAGAATATCAAACAGTTCAACAAGAAGTAAATAATATTAGTTTAACTTCTCAAATGAATCAATTAACAATTTTACAAAATGAAATAAATAATTTACAGAATGAATATAATATTTTATTACAAAAAAATAATCGTGTAATAGGTTCTATAATAACAACATCATTATTAATTCCACCATCTAATTATAAATTATGTAATGGAGATTTAATACCAACGTCAGATTATCCAGAATTATTTAATATAATAGGATATAGTTATGGCGGTTCAGGTTTTAATTTTGCTTTACCTAATATCAATCAATATTTTATTTTAGGTGCTAATAATACTATTGATAATTTACCAGTTTCAAATTTGTTTAGTGGAAATGGTTTTTTAGGTGCTACAAATAATTATTTAAAATTTGGTAATATTTCAACTTTTCCAATTATTGATGTAATGCCTCCACATACTCATACAATGAATAATTTACCACATTCTCATATTATAGGTTATGAATTTCAACCATACGCAACAACAGGATTGACACATTATGTAAAAAGTGCTAATCAAGATGGTTCTCATAATTCCGATACAGCATTTACAAATATTAGCATGGGGTCAGGTGGACGAGATGTTCAAGAAACAGACAATATAAGTAATATAGCAGGTTTAAATTATACACCACCATTTATAAGTATAAATTTTTATATGTGTGTAAGTTGAACCAAACATTTTTTTTATAATTTTTTAATTTTATTTTTTGGGGGGATTCAGGAATTTCTTTTTTATTTTATAATAAATAGTTTTTCTGAATCCCCCCGTTTTTTCAATAATATATAATATAGAATTTAATATTTTATAAAAAGTGAATAAGGTAATATTTAATATTAATTTCTAAAAAATTTTTATATAGTTTAATATTATATAAAATGTCTGTTCAAACTTTGTCTTCAAATGGTGAGTTGAACGCTCAAGGAGTTCTTGCTGGTAATTTAAACAACACACCCGCTCTTGTTGGTTTTCCTCAATCAAGTACAGGATTATCTCAAGGTATGTATCAACATTTAGGAATTGCGGGAGATGGAACATTAATAACTAATTTTTTAAATGCTTCTGCTGATAAAGTCGGGGGTTATTCTTTTTATACTGCTAATTCAACAACCGCACCACAGAAACTATTAACTATGGGTTTATCTGGTATTGAAACATCAAAAGATTTTAATATTGTTAATAATAGTATCGGTGCTTCTAGTTCTTTATCATCAAATTCTTTTACTGTAAGAGATTTAGTAAATAGTTATGAAAATAGACAAGCACCCGCTCAAATAGAATTAAATTGTGATACTACACATTCTAATATTTTATTACAAAATGGAGATTATCCATATAATCAAATAACAGATAAAGATAGTAATAACTCTAAAATAACATCAACTGATTTATTATTTAATGGTGTTTCAACAAATACAAAAATATCAACTAATACCTCAAATATCGCAACTAATACCTCAAATATCGCAACTAATACCTCAAATATCGCAAGTAATACAACCGCCATTAATAATATTAATTCTCATCTTTCTCAAGTTGTTGTACCTCAATTAACTTTTTCAAGTCCTGCTATTTATGCTGATAGTACAATAATTCCATCAACAAATTCAACATATCAAAATACATATGGGGTTTTTGGTTGGTACATGAAAAATGTAAATGCTGGTTCAAAATTTAATTTATATTTTCCACCTCAACCAAATATGACTGTAGCAGATTTAAAAGGTGTATATTATGAAATGTTTTCAAATTGTGTAAATTTAGGAGACATGCCGTACATCATAATTTATACTAAACCGACTGGAAATAACGATTATCGTCCGTGGTATCATTCATCATATACTATTGTTCCATCTGTTTTACCGAGTGCTAATAGTTTTGTTCAATGTTTTGGAAATTTACAAAATTTAAGTTTTAATCAAGCAAATGTATGGGGTAATTATTCTTATAGTCCGTTAGTTGCTTCTAGTTATCAACCAATTAAAGGAGATTATCAACCAACTCAACAAGTTTTATTTGTTGCTCTTGGTTCTAATTCTGCTAGTGCTGTAGGTAATTTAGATTGTTCATTACTTAAATTTGGTATGATTTCAACATTTTCAAATGAGTTTCTTTTGATGTGAATTATATAAATAAATATAATTTTAAAAAATAATATATTTGTATATTATATATATAAAATGCCTAATCTTAAAAGGAAATTAAAACGACAATATGGATATGACAATTCTATTAAAAATGTTTCAAAACAAATGGAATTACAAATTATAAATAATTTTAAAAAGAAGGATGAAGGATTAATAAAAGAAGAGAAATATATTGCTTCTGGTGTAAAAAAACATCTTTTAACATTTGATAAAAAAGTAAAAGATAAAATTAAAAATAGTATATAAATTAATATCTAAATGTATATATTTTTTTCATTATTTTTTTATTCTCTATATATAATATAGAATAAGAATATGGCATCTTTTAATTTTGAAAATGACGGAATACCAATTGCTAAAATAAAAATAGATGGTAAGAAAAAAGATAAAATAGTATCATTAGATGAAAATAGTTCATCTACAAATAATTATAAAGAAATCATTTTAAAACCTAATCAAGGTAAATTTCAATTTATACCAGATGAAAATAAAGAACGTTTTATTGCGTATATTGTTGGTGCTTCTGGTTCTGGTAAGAGTTATTTTGCTTCTCAACTTGGAAATGAATATAAAAAAATGTTTCCAAAAAATCCAATATATTTATTATCATATTTAGATAATGATTCTAGTATTGACCAAATAAAAGGAATTAAAAGAATAAAATTAGATGATGATTTTTTAGAAACTGATTTAGACGCTGAAGACTTTAGAGATAGTTTAGTTATTTGGGATGATACAGACTGTATTACTGATAAAAAAATGGTTTTAAAATTGAGGGATTTATTAGGTAAAATGTTGAATACAGGAAGACATTGTAAAAATTCTGTTATTTATCTTTCACATATTGCTTGTAATGGATTACAAACAAAAGGTATATTGAATGAATGCCACTCATTAACATTTTTTAATGCTACATTAGGAGGAAGAACAAAACAATATTTATTAAATCAATATTTAGGACTTAATAAAAAACAAATAGAAGCAGTTGATAAAATAGAAGGACGAGCAATAACAATATGTAAAACTTATCCTATGGTATTAATAGCAGAAAGAGAAATTAAATTTATAAAAAATTTGTAATCAAACATTATTTAAATTTTAAGTTTTAAATTTTGGTGGGATTCAGGAATTTCTTTTTATTATAATAAATAAAAGTTTTTTAGAATCCCCCAATATTTAAGCATATTGAAAAGTAAAAAAATTTAATGTATATGTTTGTAGTTGTATTATATTCACATTTTCAAAATATGCTACTAAAGAACCTGATTTATTAAGTTGTAAAGTTCCATATGTTAGAATTCCTGTTGAGTTCTGTATAAAATAAGCAAATGAAGAAGATGTAATAATAGGATGTAAAGAAACATCATTTAATAAAGTAATTTCTAAATTTCCAGAATATGTATTACTAAAAACGATTTCTGTAGAATTTATATTTTCATTATTTGGATTTTGAAAATATAATGAACCTATAAAAACAGTATATAAATTAACAATTTGAAAATCTGTAGTAGAAACAGCAGTTAAACCATTATTACAATATAAAATAGTAGCGGTTGTAATTGGATAAATTGTTTGTCTTGGTTCTGGTGAATTACCTAAATAAGCGGTGGTTTGTTGTGAATTGTCGCTGAAAATTATTTTAGATAAATTTAAATTATTAAATTGAAAATCCGTGTCAAATATTGTTTTTGATGCCATAATATATAATATAAATATATAAAAAAAATATAATATATTTATATATTATATATATAATGAGTTATAATACTGGAATTAATCAAAGAGTAAAAGAACAAGAATTTTTTAATAATACAAC